CCAAGGACGTTGGACCAAATGGCTTTGTGACAAAACCAAACGGGATTGATTCCAGGGAAGTCAGGAAGCTTTCCGACTGCCTCTTGGAATACCGCGATTGTCTGGGTTGCCATCGTGTTTCCGACCGATGCCGTGACAACGGACCCAGCATTTAGCACGTTTGCTAGCCCTTGGACGCCGTGATTCGTTGCTTCGCCGTTGCCCAAGAATCCAGCCGTATCGGCTTTGAGTGCTTGAGCCCGAGCGATCGACGTTGCAAGCATTTCAGCGATCGAAATAACCGCATCGTCGTTAAGTTCACTTGGTACGCGGGTCAGCGTTCCGAACTTGCGAGCAACCAAATTGACCGGGCTGAACGTCGCATCGCTGGCCGTGATTTCGTCGGATTCGCCGACAGCATACGCCGTAACGTCGGACAACTGCCGAGGTACGCTCAGGGTATCCGAGGCCATCGGGTAGAGCCTGGAGTATCGCGGAATCACGCCGTAGGACTCAAACAACGCGATAACCGCGTTCTCGAATTCAGGCGGGACAAGCGTACCGCCTCGAAGGTCGTCGCTGCCGCTCATAACGGCTTGAACGCCATGATCCTTGCACCATTGCTCGGCCTTGGGATCCTTGTAGATCGTCGCAAGGATGTACTTGCCCGATCGGTAGGCGTTCAATTCGGCATCTTCGCCCTTAAACGCTACAAGCGGCTTGTGGGCCTTTGCCTGTGCTGGAATTTTGAACGGCTTGCTGGCCGGCTCGGAGTCGGCTTGAGTCTCTCGGACCTGTCGAACGGAATTCGAGACAGCGGATTCAATCCGAATCGCTCGTTCGCGTTGCGCTGCCAAATTGGTGATTTGGCCAGGGTTCTTGTCATCGCCGACGATCGAATCGATCTCGGTTTGTTCTTCGGTCGAAAGCTCTCGATTGTCTTCCTTGGCGATTGCTTGAATCGCTCCTACTTTGGCCTGTAGAGCCTCGATCTCTTTTTGTAGCTGCGCTGCACTCTTCACTGGACTGCCCTTTGTGGGATGTGTGGCAGTCGTTAAACCAAGATAGCGGCATGACTGCCACGGGAAACTGAATCGTTTTTACCGTGTGTCACTGCCGCTAATAAGTTGCAAGTGTTGTTGGCACTTCTGGCCGACGCAATAAATCTAGGCTACTGGCCCGGGCTTGTCAAGTGTTTTGAAAACTGAGCCATTTGCGCCCGAAGTAAATTCGCTTTAGCTTGATCGAATTGCGACGCCATTTTCTTTTTCTTCCGGTCGTCTTTGTCTTTGCCGTAGCGAGCCGTCGCAAGCCCGGAGGCTATCGCTTCATCGACGTTGTACCATGTCTCGGCATCCATCAAGGCTAGAATTTCGACCGGATCTTTCCCGAGAAAATCGGCGTAAATTTCGACCAAGGATTGATCGTAGCTCTCCAGAGCCGCTAGCGTCTTCCTAATTTCAGTCGCGTTGCCAAAGGCCATGCCCATCGCCCTGTGGATCATTACCCGCGATCCGTCACCCATGAGCCGCTTGGACCCGCCAAGGAAAATGACGCTAGCCGCCGACGCCGCTAGGCTATCGTTGACCGTTGTGACCTCCCCTGCGTAGTCTTTCAGGAGGTTATGAATCGCGATCCCCTCATCGGCCGCGCCGCCTGGACTGTTGATCCGTATCGTCACCGCTTGCGACCCGAAAGCCTTGAGAGCCTTGAGAACGCCGTCTTTGGTAATCGGATCCTCTGCCCATCCATCGCCGACAATGCCCGATAGGTGGATTTCGTTGGTTTCGTTAAATACTTCGATCATTCTTGCAAACCTTTCAGGCTAAAGAGTCTGTTTTCCCACGTTTTAACCTCAGTTTCGACGGCTTTTTGAAGCGATTCGCCGCCGTATCTAGCTGCCAATCCTGCTAAGATTCGCGTTGATTCCTGGCAGTGAATCCTAGCTAGGTCACGGTCGAGCCCGATCGCTTCGATACTGTCGGCCAATTTCGCCTCCCATTGCGGGTACTTTTTGCCGATCCAAGCGACAAACTGAGCCTTTTTCGATGCGTTGATAGCGTTGTTGCCCTCGGTTTTGATAAGCCCGCGTAGCATTTGCTCGACCGCTCGATCGTTCCGGGCTTGCTCTTGCGCGTCCTCTTGGTTGTCTTCTGGCGTGTCTTGGGGTTCGGGTTCGGGATCGTCCCCCGATCGCTGGATATTCGGGTTGATAAACGCTTCGCCGCCCTCGTATGGGTTCAGGTCGAGCTTCGATCGGCATTCGTTCGGGTTCATAATCCGCGACGACACCGCCACGGAAAACGCGTCGATGGTTTCTTTGAGTGCAGTTCGCAAAATAGCCCCGGTATTGAATTTGAAGTACGCTTTGTTTTTTCTGATCTCCAGTGGCGTCAAAAGCTTCATGTCGCATTGCTCCTCGAACTGGACTAGCCACCGATCCAGGCATTGCAAGTAAGCTATTTGCGTTTGCTCCCTAGAATTGTAGGAATCCGTTTCGCCGTCGCCGGGCATCCCTTCGAGGCCAAAGAGCATTCCAACATCCGAGCGGTTGAACTTCTCAAGCTCGACGAATTGCGCGTCCGAATTCGACATCGATACCGCATTAGCCTTAACGCCGTCACGCAAAAGGCCAGCCTTGCCCGCATTTTCGGGGCCAGCCTCAGCCGCGTTAAAAGCATCGATATACTTCTTGGCGTCTGCGTCGTTGCGAAACATCGGCGGGGGGGCTTCCAAAAAAAGTTTGCCCCGAAAACCCTTCGCAATTTGCCCGTTTCTGAACCTAATCGATTCTCTCGAAGTGCTAAATACAATATTTGCCAAATCGAGCAAACCTAGACCGTCAACGCCGTTCCACGAAAAGCCGCTAATGTGCAAAACGTCCGAGTCTCGAAATACGATGTAGCCGTTGTCGTCGGCGTCCCTGGCGTCGAATAGCTCGGTTTTGCTTTGGTCTTCTGGCTTGTAGGCATGGTACTTCAAGCCTTCATGAATCACCGTCCAGGTCCGCTCGGGCATCATAGGAATAAGCTCCTCGACGCCAGTGCCATTGCGAATGATAGCCGCCCTGCCATTGCCCCGCATAATGGCGTGGCTAAGAATCTGCTGCTTGAAAACCGTTGGACTTTGAATCTTGTTTGGCTGTTTCCTCAGTAGCCTGTAGCCATCATGCTTGAGGTCGTTTTCAGCCCCTTTGCCGACAACCTTTTTTACGTCGATCGGTAGTCGTGCGAAGTCCCCGGTAAGCTTGTTATGGGCAAAGAACGCCGGAGGGATGCCCATAGCATCTTTGATGCCGACCCTAGCCGGATTAACGTCCCAGCCGAATCCAGCCCACTGAACCAATCGAGAAAGCATATCCATTCATTCGCTCCTAAATGACGTAAAGTTTCCCGGTTGATCGCTCGGGCTGTAGGCTTGCGATTCGATAAGCCATAACCGCCGCTACGATAGGGTCGATCTTGTCTTTCGATTTCGCCTTGTCGAACATCCACCGATCCTGCCGATCCTTGGCAATTATAGCGTTATTCGCGCACCAGCGTAGTAGCTTTGAGTCGGCAAATACTAGCCGCCCGTTTTTCATCAAGTCGATGAAGTCTCGGATAGCTTCATTGAAGTTGGCTTGGTTCTGCGCCATTCGAGCCGCGACGACGCCCGCCTTAGTTAGCCTCTCTCCGAGTTGCTGCCCGTTGTATGGATCATACGCCGCCGTCCCTATGTCGTTGGCTTCAAGGTCTGCCAAGAGCGATTCGGTAAGATCCTCGATTGGGTAGGTCGCCTTGATAATTTCCTCATCGAAGATGAATTGCGAAAAAGGCATCGCCGTCAAGTCGCGGTTGCAATTAGCCGCTATGTAAGCCTTGGTCCGAATTTCATAGCGATAGATCGTCTTTCCATCGTCTGTAACGTCGATTGGGAATCGAGCGCACAAAGCGTAAGCCGCCAAGTCGTCGCGGGCTCCAAGGTCGACACCGGCCCCGTAGCCGTCGGCCTGCGACCAATCCGAGTAAGGCTTAACGCATCGCTCAAAGTCCTCTAGGTCGAAGGCTTTTTCGGTCGATGAGACGATCCGGTTGCCGTGAAAGCGGGTAAATCGATTGACGCCTATCGCAGTTGATTTAGATTCGTTCCATTTCTCCCGAAGGTATTGAGCCTTGACCGATACGCCTAGGTTTGGGTTTGATTTAATCCAGTTGGATTCGTCCCCTGGGTCGTCCTCTTTGTCTAGTTCGTAAATCAGAGCAAATAGCGTTTCGTCCTTATGGATTCCTGAAACGACGTTGACGGCGTAGTTGTACTCTTCAAGCCATAACCCCGGTTTATCATCCCCTGCCGTGGTAATGATTATATGTAAAGGTTGCGTTCTGGATCCCGAGCCCGTAACCATCGTGTCATAAAACTTGCGATGATGGTCGCGCCATTCGTGCAGCTCGTCCATAACAACGATATGCGGGTTCAGTCCGTCGAATGGCTTGTCGCTTCCGACCTTTCGGATATACGATCCGCTGTGAAGATACTCTATGCGCTCGTTTTTTATGCTTGTCAGCTTTTGCATTCTTGGTGACTTGCCTGCCATCCGTTCGCATTCGCTGTATACCAAATCCGCTTGCTCTTTCTTGGTGGCCGTCAGAAGGATTTGACCAACCGCTTCAGGCATGTTCGTAGCCGGATCGATATCGGCCATTGCGTGAAAATGGCACTTGCCCGCTATGTAGGTCGTTTTTCCGTTCTTCCGAGCCATCGACCAGTAGACTTTGCGAAATCGCCTTGAGCCGTCCTCGTCGCGTTTCCACCCTGCTATATTCCACGTGCCAAAAGCCTGCCAAGGCTCAAGAATCATCGGTTTTCCAGCGCACTCCCCGACCGTGTGCTTTATAACCATCGGGAAAAAGTCGCATTCGTCCTCTGCTTCGTCGCGATCGAAGTAGTACGGAAAATCTGGCGTAGACTGCCGCTCCAAATCCAAACGATATCGCATAACCGCGTCTTTAATGCGATCGCAAGACACGATTGAACCATCCTCGATGGATCGGCAATACTCTTCGACTTTGAGACTTACGCCGCTGCAAATCAAACGGGTTTCCTTTCGGTCCTTCGCTTGAGCCAAATATCGAATTCGTCCTCTTTTTCCGTCTGTGGAGCCTTGAGTCTTGATCGGCTAGAAGGCGTCAAGCCTAGTTCGGCTTCGCGTTTTAGGATCCGGTCGCTGTAGGTGTGGAATTGATTTGCCTCGGGCTTGAGTTTAGTCCTGCCCTTTTCGTCCATGTCCGAGACGTTGCCACCCTTGATGGTTTCCCATAGGGCAAGCATCATCGAGTAGTCAAGGCAATACCCTGCAATTAGCCCTTGATCTGTCACGGCCAATAGATTCATGGATTCAAGTTGATCGCAAACCCAGTGCCAACGGGATTTCGCGGTTGGATCGTCTTCGACCGCCGCCGGAATCTTCGGTCTGCCTAGCTTCGGTTTTGGCTCATCTGCGTTGCGTCGCTGAGGGTCTTTAATAAAAGCCCCGGACGCCTCTTTGGTAGCATTGGAAAGTGGTTTTCGGCCCTTGACCATGCTCAAACCTCTAATTTTGCGGAGACTCGCGGAAGCGATATCGACAGATCGACGCCGTAGGGCATAAGCTTTTCGCATACCCCCGGGTTTAGCCCGCTGGATGCCTCTAGCGTTGCGTCATACGAGCGCAACGACCAAGCCTTGATTTCCATACCCTCTAACTCCTGGCCCTCTATAGCCTCATGGCAGAGGCCGCAAACGGCCAGCCAGTTGTTTGGGTCCATTCTTAGATGAGGAGCGTTCCGAATGCTGTGAATATGGTGCATATCCTTCGACGGCTTGGCATCAATCGCACCGTAAAGCATTACGCACCGTTCGCACAATGGATGCTCTGCCCTATGCCGCTCCGATGCCCGCCTGTGATCCGTGCCATGCCCTTCGGCTGTAGTGTCACGCTGTTGCGTACTAGCACCGCCTTGGCACTCACAACGATCAGCAACAATCTTTCCGCATCGGCAGAGCTTAGCCACTTGCTGCCTCCTGTACGCTGAAGACGCCCCTAGCTATGACGCTGTTGGTCCCGCCTGTAATGTCACGCAAGGCCCATCGCTTATTGCCTACCGATGAAGTAACCGACGTTCCGATCGATACGGTAAAGGTCTGGCCTGATCGACTGATCGAGGCGTTAGGAATCGTCAGTAGGTCAGTCCCTTCGGCATCCTCAATCGTAAGGCTTAATGTCAGGTTTGTCAGCGTGAAATCAGTAACCACCGATACCGATCTGATTTCGTTTCGGTAGTACGTAATCGTTGTTCCCGCTACCCGCTCAGGAGTCGACGCCGACACAGGGTAGACGTTGATGCCAATCGCTCCGACTGAATCCCTGATCTCATCCAGTATCCCGCTCGTCGGATCTGTTGGCGTAGTTCCGCTCGTAGGTACGCCAAGGATTGCCCTAATCGCCGTCCGCTCATTCGCTGTCCAATCCGTTCCACCGCCACCGCCACCGGCTGGGGCCATGCTCAATGCGATGGTATCAAAACGGAACTGCCCCGCTCCATCGCTCTCGATCATGCTATCGAGTCTGCTAAGGGCCTGGGTAGCTGCCACCGCTGTTGCAATCTCTGTAGCCGCATCCGCTGCCAAGCCCGCCGCAGTAAGCCAATTAGCCGCGAATGCCGCCGAGGTTATCACGCCAGCCTGTAGTGCGTGAATATCCGCCGCGATATGGCCGGATCCCGCGCCGGTTACTTGCACTGATCGGTTGTTGTTGTTTGAAATCAAGATGTGTTTGCCGAAGCTATCGGTAACCCAGGTCGTCGTCGTCAATGCGTTCCAAACCGCCGTTGGAATTGCATCTACCGCGCCGTTGGCCGTCAGCGCATTGGCCCCAAGTTCAGCAATTGCCCCGCCGGCCGTAATGTCAAGACTGCTGAAATGGGCTGGAAATGTTACGCCGCTGATCGATCCGACCGAACCTGTCACGCTAGCTACAGCCCCGCCCGCGAACGTACTTACCGCCCCTGCAAGAGCCGTGATTGTCCCCGTTGCCGTTGGCAAGCCGCCTGTTGTGTTGGTCGCGTTGGTGACGATTGCATCGAATACGCTAGCTACCAAGACCGTGAACCGATGGCTTCCCATTGCTTGAGCCGAGTTATTGACCGTGATAACCAGCCGCCCTGCCGTGTCGGTGTTGCCGGTCGATAGAGCGATCAGATAGTTTCCGTTGTGGCTGTGCGTAGCCGTCGCTGGACTTGCAAGAGCCGCCGACGATCCGTTTTTCGTGATCTGAAAATCGCCGATAACCGCTGTCGTAATGGGAAGCCCTGCTAAGTCGAGGACTGGGCCAACTAGAACGGTTGCCGCTGTGGATTGTTTCAATAGCTGCATCAACAGTTACTCCCGCAAATAAGCCGCCGTCGTCGGTTCGTTGCTGCTGCCGCTGCCGCTGGTCGCGATCGATGCGGGCTTGCACCGATACCATAGCCACGGCCACGCCTGTAGATCTCGCGTGCCTCAGAAGCGGTTATCCCCACGCCCCAAATCGT